ATACTAAGAGATGAGCTAGGTGGGTTAGCTACCAACCTCATACCTTCTGCTGAACCTCAAGACATATACACACAGGTGGCTGAACAAGCTACCCAACGTATAAGAGAAGAGGACACAGAGCTAGGTAGAAAATGTTTAGAGTTTGGTATTGATAGGAAGTTAGCTAAGAGACCTGTCATGATTGTACCTTACTCAGGTACTAAGCATGCCTGTCGTGGTTACATAGAAGAAGCTATCAAGGATAAGATAAAGGAAGGTGCACCTAATATATTTGGGGATGACTTGTTTAATGTCACTCACTACCTAGCAGGACACATATGGGATAGCATCAGTGGTGTGATAGTATCAGCACGTAAGGTGATGGACTATGTTAAGAGTGTAGGAGATGTGTACTCTAACATGGGACAACACATGGAATGGGTAACACCTACAGGTTGGTTAGTGTTACAACATTACAGTGAGGTACAACAGAAGAGGATCAAGACACACATCAATGGTGATGTAGTATCTCTATCCTTTCCTAAAGATAAGAAGGACACAGTTAATAAGCAGAGGACAGGGTTAGGTAGTAGTCCTAACTTCATCCACAGTTTGGATGCTTCTGCTATGACACGTACTATTAACAAGGCTACTAAGGTAGGGATAGTAGACTTTGCTATGGTTCATGACAGCTATGGTACACATAGTAGTAACATGCCACAGCTATCTAACATCTTACGTGAAGAGTTTGTTAGTATGTATGAAGAGCATGATGTTCTTGATGAACTAAGGACACATGCAATCAAGACACTAGGTACTGAGGATGTTCCTCTGCCCCCAAGTATGGGTAACCTAGATATCCGTAACGTATTGAAATCAGATTATTTCTTTGCTTGATTTCTAAAGTTACATCCTAGCCATTTGGCAAACACGTAGCAATAAGGAGTATTATATGCTAGTAATAAAAGGTAAGTCCGTATGGGCTAAAGTCTATGAACCAGACACAAGGTTCAATGAAGATGGGGAGTATTCTATACAGGTTGTCATGCCTGAAGAAGAAGCTGCCCAAGTTTGTGAACAACTTGAAGCACTCATCGATGTAGAGTTCGACAAGGTTGTCAAGGATAAGCCACAAGCAAAGGCAACCCTGTCCAAACGACCAATCACTGAGCCAGAGATGGATCAAGATGGTAATGCCACAGGCAGTGTTGTGTTCAAGAGTAAACTCAAGGCTAAGATCAAAGGTAAGAATGGTCAGACCTACAAGCAGAAGGTTAATGTCGTGGATGCTAAACGTAATCCAATGATGGGTGAGCAATTGATAGGCAATGGTTCAGTTGTTAAGATAGCAGTTGAGCCTGTCACCTACTACATGCCAAGCAGTAAGACTGTAGGTGTGTCACTTAGACTGAAGGCTCTACAAGTTATAGACTTAGTTGAGCATGGTACTGCTACCTCTATCTTTGATGAGGAAGAAGGGTTCGTTGCTAAAGCTGTAGCAAAAGATAACTCAGCTGTCTTTGATGATGTAGATACAGAAGGTAAAGCTAGTGACGAAGGGGACTTTTGAAGCACAGGTTATCTCAGACCTAGTATCACGTAACGTTCCACATGAGTATGAGCCAGTAAAATTATCATACTATGTGGAACGTAACTATATCCCTGACTTAAGAGTAGGCACAATGATAGTAGAACTTAAAGGATACTTTAGACAAGACAGCCAACGTAAGATGAAGGCAGTCAAGTCACAGCATCCTGAACTTGACATACGTTTTGTATTTCAAAAAGCAAGTTCTACTATTCAAGGTGCTAAGAAAAGAAAGGATGGTTCTAAGATGACCTGTCAAGAATGGGCAGACCGTAATGGTTTTATATGGGCAGAACAAACAATACCAAAGGAGTGGTTATGAGTGTAATTGATGTAACAGAAGTGATTGAATCAACGATAGACTTACAAGCAGAGTTCACAAGTAATGGACTAAGTGTGTCAGTCTATGTAGATGATATTGAAGTTAGACACGAAGCTACCTATGAGGACATGGCTCTAGATATGGTAGGTGATGGTGACAAGTACGATGACGAATCATTGAAAAAAATTATTGAAGGTCATGAATACATGGCTAGATATTTAAAGGAGTCGATGGGAGATGCATGATGATGGTGAGTTTATAAGACACGAAGAGTGTCCTCACTGTGGCAGTAGTGATGCCAATGCTTTGTATAGTACAGGCAAACACTACTGCTTCTCTTGTCAGGTAATAACTCAGCCAGATAATAATGAAGGAGTGATAGCAGTGACTACACAGAAAAGTAACTTTGCCTTCCTACCCATTGAGGTAGGGGCATTAACCAAAAGAAAAATAACTGAGAAGACAGCCAAGCACTGGCAGTATGGACTCTCCACTTACAAAGATAGTAGGGTACAAGTAGCTAACTACTACGACAAGGTAGGTACACTACAAGCACAGAAGATTAGGTTTCCTAACAAAGACTTCCTTACTATAGGTAACATGAAGAAGGTAGGTCTATATGGTGAGCACCTCTGTCGTGATGGTGGTAAGATGATTACCATTGTTGAAGGAGAGTTAGATGCTCTATCACTTAGTCAAGCCTTTGATAACAAGTGGTCAGTTGTTAGTATACCTGCAGGTGTAGACTCAGCTAAGAAATCTATAGCTAAATCATTGGAGTGGTTATGTACTTATGAAACCATTGTTATTATGTTTGATAACGATGAGGTAGGAAGGAAGGCATCAATAGAAGTAGCCAACATACTACCACCTAGTAAGGCTAAGATAGCCAAGCTTCCCCTTAAGGATGCAAGTGATATGCTTCAAGCAGGTAGACAAGCTGAACTTATTGATGCAGTCTGGGGAGCAAAGACATACAGACCAGATGGTATCGTAGCAGGTACTGATGTATGGGAGATAGTAAGTACCACTGATGATAAGCAATCTATATCTTATCCTTACAGTGGTATACAAGAGAAGACAGGTGGCTGTCGTAAGGGTGAGATAGTAACTTTGACTGCAGGTAGTGGCATAGGTAAGTCACAACTTGCACGAGAGTTTGCACATAGCTTCATCAAGCAAGGACAAGTCATAGGTTACATAGCATTAGAAGAGAATGTTAAACGTACATCACTAGGTCTAATGTCTATTGAGTTAAACAAACCATTACATATACAGTCAGATGATGTACCAATGGAGGAGTTAAGACATGCATTCATTAACACGGTGGGTTCAGGTAGGGTTTTTATGTATGATCATTGGGGTTCTACTGACTCTGACAATCTCCTATCTAAAATTAGATATCTCGTCAGAGGTTGTGGATGTGATTACATTATCCTTGACCACATTAGTATTGTTGTCTCTGGCATAGAGGGTGGAGATGAGAGACGTATGATAGACAACACGATGACTGCCTTACGTTCTCTAGTAGAAGAACTTAATTGTGGTTTGATACTAGTGTCACATCTTAAGAGACCGTCAGGTGACAAGGGACATGAGGATGGAGCACAAACTTCTCTTGCTCAACTAAGAGGGAGTGCTGCAATAGGTCAGCTATCAGACATAGTGATAGGATTAGAACGTAACCAACAAGATAAAGAAAGACCTAACATAAGTCAGGTTAGAGTACTGAAGAACAGATGGTCAGGTGAGACAGGACTTTGTTCCTCATTACATTATGATATAACAACAGGAAGAATGAATGAAGTACAATTTCCTGATGAAGATGAAGTAGAATTTTAATTAGTGCAGAGACACGGAGAAAGAAATGGAATTAATATTTGATATAGAAGCAGACAACTTACTTGATGATGCTACCACTGTGCATTGTATAGTATGTAGAGATATAACATGGGACACAGAAAAGGTATACACCTTTGAACCAGACCAGATAAAGGAAGGGCTTGTGTTCTTATCTAAAGCAGACACACTCATTGGTCATAACATTATTGACTATGACTTACGACTGCTTAAGAAGTTATATGACTTTGATTATACAGGTAAGGTAATAGATACATTAGTATACTCAAGAACTATATGGTGTGATGTAAGAGAGATAGACATTTCACTGATGAAGAAGAATAACTTTCCTCAAAAACTTATGGGTAGTCATAGCCTTAAGGCATGGGGATATAGATTAGGAGAATTAAAAGGTGAGTTCAATGTGGGCAGTGAGAGTTTTGCAGTCTTTACCCAAGAGATGTTACAGTACTGTGTACAAGACACACAAGTTACAGCCAAACTTTATCATAAGATTATGGAGAAAAATTTTAGTCAACAGGCACTAGACCTAGAGACTGAGCTACATACTCTACTACTAAAGCAACAGGAATATGGTTTCCCTTTTGATGTGGACACTGCTAAAGAACTATGGTTCAAGTTAGCTTCACGTAAGTCAGAGCTTGAGGATAAATTAGTTGCTACCTTTGAGCCTACTATCGTAGAGTTAAAGACCAAGACTAAGATCATACCATTCAACCCAGCTTCACGTATGCAGATAGCAGACAGACTAAAGAAGAGAGGTTGGATACCAGAAGCCTTCACTGATAATGGTGAACCTAAAGTAGATGAGTCTATCTTATCAGCTATTGATATACCAGAAGCTAAGATGTTAAACGAGTACCTCTTACTTAACAAGAGGATAGGTCAGTTAGCTACAGGTAATCAGGCTTGGTTAAAGCTAGAGAAGAAGGGCAGAATGCATGGACGTGTTAATCATATGGGTGCTGTTACTTCTCGTTGTACTCATTCCAACCCAAACGTTGCTCAAGTTCCTAGTGTGGGTGCACCCTATGGTAAAGAATGCAGGGCATTATTCCATGCTCCTGTGGGGTACAGCCTTCTTGGTGCTGATGCCAGTGGTCTTGAGCTACGGTGTCTTGCTCACTACATGGCTGCTTATGATGATGGCTCTTATGCTAACACAGTAGTCAATGGTGATATACATACTATCAATCAAGAAGCAGCTGGACTACCTACTAGAAACAATGCCAAGACTTTTATCTATGGATTCTTATATGGATCAGGTGATGAGAAGACAGGTAAGATAATAGGTAAGGGTGCTAAAGAAGGTAAGGCAATCAAGAAGAAGTTCCTTGCTAAACTACCTGCACTTAAGAAACTTAAGACTGCTGTGTCTAAGATAGCAGACAAGAGAGGTTGGGTTAAAGGATTAGATGGACGTGTTATACCTGTCAGGCATAGTCATGCTTCACTTAATACTTTGTTACAATCAGCAGGTGCATTGGTGTGTAAGACTTGGTATGTATTCATAACAGATGCTATAGAATACTATAAACTTGATGCAAGGATAGTAGCATTCATTCATGATGAGGTACAATTAATAGTTAAGGAAGGACAGGAGGATGAAACAGGGAGAGTTATTCAACAATGTATGCACAGAGTCGAAGAGCATTTCAACTTCAGATGTAAACTCGACAGTGATTACAAGTATGGACGAAACTGGGCAGACACGCATTGATGCCCTAACCTGTAAAGTGTGTAACATTATGCAACCTATTGCTAACTATCAGATTGTAATTACAGGTGAGATAAAAAGAAAGTGTAGGTCTTGTAAGAGTGGGCAGGACAAAGTAGTCCAACGATTAAGGAAAGAAAACAAACCACCTCCTGATGATTACTGTTGTCCTATATGTGAGAGAGACATGAAGGAGATAAGTAAGTATGGTCAACCTATGTTAAGTAAGTGGGTACTAGATCATTGTCATGATACCAATACATTCAGAGGTTGGTTATGTGGTAACTGTAACACAGGACTAGGTGGGTTTAAAGATGATAAAGATAAAGTACTAAGAGCTTACAACTATTTGAAAGGACATACACCATGAAATGTTGGCACTGCAATACAGAAGTAATATGGGGAGGAGACCATGACTATGAT